CAAACGGCTTCCAAATTACGAACGGAACATTAGATCTTGTCAACAATGCAGGTAGTGGAGTAAGTTTAAGAAATTTTTCTGCAGGTACATTCTATGCGGGAAATTCTGCACAAGGTGATTTGGCACTTTATGTTCAAGATAATACAAACAACTCAATAATTTTACAGGCAAATACAGGTGAGAAATATATTGAATGTAATATGGGTGGGTCTGTTGACTTATGGTACCACGGAGGTTTGGTAGCAAAAACCACTCAAAGAGGATTAAGATTAACTTCTAATTTGGCATCGAGTGGTGGAGTGTCAAATATGCTTCAACTTGATAATACTGGTAATAATACTGGAGATGGAAGCAAGATAACTTTTTCAAGAGCAGGTACAATAAGATCAGAAATAGAAGCATTAAAGAATGAGACTGCTAATAATGAAACTGATATAGTATTCAGAACAACTAATGCTGGAAGTCTAGGTGAAAAACTTCGCATATTTGGTGATGGTTCAATAACACAAAATTATGCCAATCCTAATGCAAGTGCTGTCTTCAGAATATCTAAAAGTGGTGCTGGTGCAGCAGAATTAAGATTTGATACTGCAACAGTAAATACATCAAACTTATACTTAGGAACTGATGAACAGTTAAGAATTAGATATGGTAGCACCGAGCATACTCGCTTTACATCAGACGGTTTTGTGGGTATCAATGATAGTGTACCATACACTGGTTTGACGATTAATAAACACGGTGATTATTGGGATACTAATGGTAACTCATACATTATGCCAGAAGGAAAAATATTGAGTTCATGGAGGACACCTGGTGACAATGGTGTAGATTATTGGGTTGGGTTTGTAGGTGGTTATCAGAAAACTAGTCCCACTGTAAATATTGCTTTACAACCAAATACAAGTGATTTTAACCAACAGTCTGGTATGTATATTGCTGGTGAAGCGACATCAAACTCAACATCAGATTTCACCCTTGGATTAATTAGAAATGGTAATCAGGGAGGTAGAGGAACTTCTGGTGCTCAAAGAGCACAAAAAGAAGAATTATTCCGAATCAAAAATAATGGTAATGTTGGTATTAATACTAGCACTGTAGATACTAAACTTCATATTGTTCATCCTAGTGCTAATGAAGACGTAATAAAAATCGAAGCAAAACCAGTCACTGCAGGAACTGGTGCAAAGAGTAAAATTATTTTCCAAATTACACAATCAAATAATCAATCAGCAAGACTTGCTGAAATTGTATCTCATGCAGAAAATGGTTGGGGTGGTCAATTATCATTTAATGTAAAACAAACAGATAGTACTCCAAATAATGATACAGAAGAAGGATTAAGAATTACTTCAAGTGACTCTGCTGCTACCAATATGAAAATGGTAGTTGATGCATATCTTCAACTGGGTGGTTATAATAACACTGACGAGTCATTTGTAAATCTTGCCACTTTGTTTAGTGCAAGAGACATGGCAGGTTCCTCATTGGTAAGTGGACAGACTGATACCATATCTGGATATGCAAGAAGAAGAATAACATCTGATGGTTCTGGAACATTCTTCTTTGGACCTTACGGTGCCTTCCCTGCTGGAGATTATACTGCATTATTCAGATTAAAGGTATCAGATAGATCAGGTTCTAGTACTATTGGATATCTTGATATTATTGGAAATGGAATAGGAATTCAAGGTCGTAATACTGCACCTCGTACTGGTACAGGTCAATCTGTTTCTATGACATTACAAACAAACGATTTTACAGCATCAAATACATACCAATACTTTGCACTTGATTTTTCAAAATCAAATAATGCAGCACATATCGAAACTCGATTTTTAAGTTATGCAGCAAATACAGATGTATATCTTGACCACATTTTAATTCTACCTCGACTCAATCATGGTGTTGAGGGTGTATCTGGTATGTTCGATTATTAATTATTAGGAGGTTTTATGGACTGGAAAGATCAAAGACAAGTTTCAGAGTACGTTGAATTGATGAATGAAAAATTAGGTTTAGAACCTTGCACGATTTATATGATGCCTAAGTCAGTTCAAGAAGGTGGAAGGGCAGGTGATATAACTGGTGACTATGAGTGGTCAATTGATGATATAGTGGTGCCAAGTGGAATTGACCTACCAACAGTAAATGATTCAGAGATAACAAATCGAATCACAAATAAAGAATGGGTAAATGTTAGAACTAGAAGAAATCGAGCATTAAAAAATTCTGATGTAATGGCATTGCAGGATCGTGTAATGACTGATGAACAAAAAACATATCGTCAAGCATTGAGAGATTTACCTTCAACTCAAAGCGATCCTTTTAATATAACTTGGCCAACAAAACCATCTTAATTTGATATAATAAGAAAACATTAAATTTATAAATCATTATTTAAGAAGACATATGAACTTTGCAGTTTATACCAAGGACAATTGCCCTTATTGTGAAAAAATAAAACAGGTTATGGACTTGACAAAACTGAGTTATGTAGTGTATAATTTAAATGAAGACTTTGACCGTGAATCTTTTATAGATGAATTTGGTCAAGGATCAACTTTCCCACAGGTGGTAGTTGATGGTAAAAAACTAGGAGGTTGTGTTGACACAATCGAATTCTTGCGAGAAAATAAAATCGCAAAGTAAAGACATAAATAAATCAACTCACCATATTGATCGTGGTTTTGAGTTGATACTCTCAGGAGGTAAAAGAAAGAGACCCAAATCATTTCGTCTGTTGTTAGATAAGATGATTTCTTTTTTTAACAAGGACATCAGCATTCATTTAGACTTTTATGTGGATGTAAAACCAAAAAAATAATCTCAGGAGAATTATGTTAGCAGTAAGCATTGTGTTCGCAGCATTTCTGTTTATATTGTTTCTAATTGTAGGAGTAATAGGAGGATGGGTTGCAAGAGATTACATGATGAATTATCAAGAGGTTGAAAAAATCCACCCAGAGATGTATGATAGAAATGGTAATATAGTTCCTGATGAAATTGTAGCATTCAGATTTGAAAATCATGACAACAACAGCGAAGAAGACGACGACTAAAATAGTAAAAGCAAAAAAAGTGGCAACAGCGATTCCAAACTTACCAAAGATTCCATTTGCTTTTGAAGTTTTAGATGCAGCATCAAAACAAAGAACAAAGGCAAAGAAGATTGAAGTTCTTCAAAGATATGCACATGATTCGATTATGGCATTAATGATTTGGAACTTTGATGAAACTGCAATATCACTTTTACCACCTGGTGATGTTCCATATGGTAATACTAGAGAGGATAATAGTGTAACAGGCACATTATCAGATAAGATAAATGATGCAGTTGGTAAGATGTCTGAGATGGGTTCTAACTCATTAGGTTCTCAAGACCAAGGTAAAGCATCTATTCGTAAAGAATATACAAAATTTTACAACTTTTTGAAAGGTGGTAATGATAAATTAAATAGTCTTCGTAGAGAGACAATGTTTATCAATATTCTTGAGGGATTACATCCACTTGAGGCAGAGATACTTATCTTAGTCAAAGATAAAAAACTAACAGACAAATATAAAATCACAAAAGAGATTGCATCAGCAGCATATCCACAAATTACTTGGGGAGGTCGTTCATGACTAAACCATTAGGTCAATTATCAAAGACTGAAAAAACAGAAAAGAAAGAAACCATTTACTGTTGACTACGCAGGATTCGGTTGGTTACTCATTAAGAAAGGAGTCTTTGAGGACTTTGATGAGAGTGGAAAGAAAAAGATGCCTTATCCTTGGTTTGCTCCAAAGATGCAGGTCTTTGAGTCTGGTAATGTGCAGGATATGTGTGGCGAAGATGTCTCGTTCTGTCTCGATGCCAAAGAAGCGGGTTATGAAATATGGTGCGATCCAAGAATTCGTGTCGGACATGAGAAGACGAGGGTGATATAAATGATTACAATACTTTCCGCACTACTTATACTTGCAATCATTGTATTCTTACTCAGGTATTATGACCCCCATACGTAGAACACTCTATACAATTCTAAAGAATGGTGAAGAAGTCTTCACAGACTTATCTCAAAGTGAATATTTTGACCGAATGCAGGACTTTGCAGTCGAATTTTACCTCACAGGGAAAAACGACCCCAGTGAATTTACTACTAAAATGACAGAAGAGGA